TTTACACCAGCAGGTCGAGCAACCACCATTCCTTATGCCGCAGCCGGTTCTGGCGCAACCCAAGCGGTCATTGAAGCAAGCCAGGCCGCAACTGGTGGGGAATTCAGTCCCGTAGAAGTTGGAGCAGCAACAGCCTTAGGTCCAGCAGGGCAGGTTTTACAGCGCGTGGTACCTCCGGTAGTCCAAGCAGTCAAAAGAGGCATACAAGGCCGCGCACCGGCCCAACCACCAGCAGCAGCAGCAGCAGAACGACCAGAGCCATCATTCTTTAGAGAACCACCGCCACCTCCAGCGGGTGCAGCAACGCCAGAGCCTCCGGTACCACCAGCAGCACCAACTACGACAACTACGGTGACCACAGAGATTGTTAATAATCTAGTGCAGAAGGCATCTGGCACAGGGTTTGGATCCGCAGCAGCACGCGATAAGCTGGCTGATCTTGCACAAATTAACGTGGCAGCAAAGGAAGCAGCAGACCGACTTGGCATCCAACTTCCTGCTGATGTGTTTAGCGACAACCCACAGGTTCGCGCAGCCGCAGGCTTAACCCGTTCTTTGGCGGCTGGCGAGGCCGAAGCAGCATGGCGCACCACCGTTACTCAAGCCGTAGACAGGGCCGACGATGTAATCAAGCAGTTTGATGCCACATTTGTTGAAGGTGCAGTGGCTCCTGGTGTGGTCTCGCAAAAGATCAAAGACTCGCTGACCAAGACACGATTAGACCTTAATGCAGCGGCTGGCAAAATTTACAATGAAGTTGATGAGGCGGTGCCAAAATCCACAGTCATTAGTCTAAATAACTTAGAGCAAACGCTACAGAAAGTAATTACCGAGGTTGGTGACAAAGGTTTAGACTTAAAAGAGAAACAATTGCTTGAGCTTGCAACACAGCCTGGTGTTACTTATGGCCGATTGTTGCGCGAAAAAAGTCTGATTGGAAAAGCCCTAAATAAGATGGAGTCTCCATACGGAAGCATGGCCGAGGCAGACTTAAAACGCCTGTATGCGGCTCTTGCCGAAGATCAATTGACAAACGTGGGAAGAATAGGTGGTGAGGAACTGCGCCAACAATTACGTTCTGCTAATCTTATTTATGCCAAAGAGCGTGCATTGGGTAAGCGCATTGTGAATGCGTTTGGCAATGACATTGAGGGTAGCGTAGCCAACAAGATGCGTACTGCCATCACAGGCGCTGCCAAGGGCGATGCGGGTGAATTTAACCGCCTGCTCAAGACTGTCCCTGAAGACCTACGCAAAGAGACAATAGCCACCGCACTAGCATCCGTCACACGCTCGGCTAGGGGTGCTGAGAAGGGTGGCTTTGGATTCTCTGAGTTTGCTGACATCTACCCCAAGCTGCGTGCCAATCCACAAGTCTATAAAACCATTGTGGACACGCTGGGCAAAGACTCGGCAAATGTACTGCGCGACTTGTTTGAGGTGTCCAAGCGCATCACTGAAGCTAGGGCCAATGTCCTGACCACCGGCAAGGCAAACCAAGCGTTTGGAAATCCTGAAGGTCTTATTGGCAAGGTCATGGATAGCACCATCACTCAGCGCATTGTTACGACAGTTACAGGCATGGTTCCTGGCGGTGGTGCAGTGGCTCCTGACATCCTTAAATTTATGTCAACAGGTGCTGAAGATCGAGTGAAGGCAGCAGGAAAGCTCTTTGCTGATGAAGCATTCCAAAACCTTGCAGTTGAAGCGGCAGGCAAAGTGCCAAGCGCGGCATCTCTGCGTCGCGCAGCCATGTCACAATCCTTCCAGAAATTTGCAGACGCAATTAAATTACCAAAAGCACTTGATGCTCGTATTCAGTATTTGCAATCAGCAATCCAAGCCGAGCGCCAATTCGACCAGGAGAACCAATAAATGTCCGCACTTTCTATTCAAGTCCCATTTCCGGTCTTTCAAGACCGCGATGGGCAGCCATTGGACAATGGCTATGTTTTTCTGGGAGTGGCAAACCTTAACCCTCAGACCAACCCAGTTGTTGCGTACTTTAATGAAGCTCTGACAATCGTGGCAGCACAGCCACTACGCACAATCAATGGCTACATCTCTAATGCTGGGACACCCGCCCAGGTCTATATTGATGGCGTGAGCTTTAGCATCTTGGTGCAGGATAGCAAAGGTTCAATGATCTACAACTTTCTTGACGGAGCTTTCATAGGTGCAAACACTGATTCCTGCAATGTGACTTATGACCCGCCTTTTACTGGTGGTGTGGCATATCCAGTTTGTGAGGTGCTTGAACAAAATGTTAGTGTTAAAGATTTCGGTGCTCTTGGTGATGGAATAACAAATGAAACGTCTATATTTACTACTGTTGAAGCTCTAAGTCAAACATTTATTTATTTGCCAACAGGCACTTATGTTGTTACGGGAATAACCTTAGATAAAACATATTACGGCCCTGGCATCATTAAATTAAATGGGACAAATAGGCCACAAACACTTTCAAATGCTCGGCCTGATTGGGTTAAGGTTTTCCCGCCAGTTTCTGGTGCATCAAATGTTCTTCTACCAGATGGGACATGGCTTGATGTATTGGCAAGCACAACGTCTGGGCTACAAGAAGCAATCAATTACGCCTGTGGTGATGGAACTGCTGGTTCCGGTTCGCTTGATCTTTACATTGTTGGAGCTGAAGAAAGCACTGGGGGCGCTGTTGTTTATAACTGTACAACAGGAATTGCATTTCCAGCAATGCAAGGTAGAAAAATCCGATCTGGTGCTATCACAATAAATTTTTTAAGCACAGTTGGTTCAGGTGCTTGCGTGACTTTCGATAGCGCAATTATGTTAGATGTTGATTTATCTGGCTGTCAAATTGTTAATGGTGGAACTGGTCGGGCATTACTTTTTGCCCCAATCAATGGGGTGCCTCTTGATGGGGGACTGTTTGGAGTTAAATCGTTAATTGATTGCAGATTTCATATTACAACTGTTGTAAATGTTAATAACAGTACATTGCCAACAACAGACGGGGCGGTTGTAACGTTTAATTCAGCGGCTGGAGGTACAGGAATTAACAATTGCACTTTTGAATTTGAGGAAATAAATCAGCAAAACACAGCTGCAAATACGATGGGTATTCATGTTATAAATCCAACTCCAACTGCGCCATTTGCAAATAATTTTATTAAATGTGTACACCTTCACAACTATAGAGGTGTTGGAGTACAGATTGGCTCAAGCAATGCAATTACTGGGTACGGCAATAACACATGGCAAATTACATGCAATGCTGCGTCTGGTGCATCAGAAGATTTTAATACGTTTGGGCGTTATGACACCCTATTCATTAGCAATGAAAATACAAACGCACAGTATGGTTTAAAGTTACAACCAAATGCAGAAGGCAATAGTATTTTTGGCGGGACGCTTTTAGGGTCAATTGATGCATACAATAATGATGCAACTAACAAAACGTCAAATGTTTGGTATAAGGCGCAAGCAATTGCAATGCCGACCGTAATTGTTGTTGGTGTGTCACCGTTTCAATTTCAAAATACAAAGCTCAACGATATGCTAGTGCTTGTGAATGGTGGCACGTTAACAGCTAACACGTTTTTATCAAGTGATGGTGTTAGTTATTTTGATACTGGAGCCACAACCGGCTCATTTTATTTGCCTCGTGGAATGTTTATACAAGTAACGTATTCAGTAATACCAACCATGCGTCAATTTACTTTTTAAGGAGAATAAAAATGGCATTGAAAATGAAAATGAATTACAGCTCAGTTCATGGCATGGATATTGAACTAGATGCTGCGTACATTAGAATTGAAAGCGTTCAAAGTAAAAAAGATTTTGCATACTTGAGCGTATTTTATTATCAAAGCCAGGGCGCGTTTATTGCAGATAGGCCAGAGTTTGATTCTGAGTTTATTTCATTTGTGCCCTCGGTGTCTGATGGGGCTGAAAATTTTATAAAGCAAGGTTATGAGCACCTTAAAACTTTGCCCAAGTTTGAAAAAGCGATTGATTGTTAAGGACTTATCATGCTAAAAACAGTTTCATCAATTACAAATGCGCTAGGTGCTTTAAATTATCAAGGCACGTGGAATGCAAGCACTAACACGCCTACACTTGTATCAAGCGTTGGCACTAAAGGTGATTACTATGTCGTTTCTGTTGCTGGAAGCACAAGTTTAAATGGTATTAGCAATTGGGGGGTTGGTGATTGGTGCGCTTTTAATGGTGCGGCTTGGGAACGAGTTGAAGGCGGTGCGGATTTAAACGGTGTCAATCTTTCTGTGTCAGGTGTTGCAACATTTGCAGCAGGCACAGTGGGTGCGCCAGCCATTACCACCTCTGGAGATACAAACACTGGTATTTACTTTCCTGCTGCTGATACGATTGCATTTACAGAAGCTGGTGTTGAGTCGATGCGTATTGACTCCGGTGGCAGGGTGCTAATAAATAAAACTTCAAATAACGGCACATCTTTAGTACAGATGACTTCTCCAGCATCCACAGACATTATTCTTGCTCAAATAGGAACTAATGGCGGTAGTGCTATGGCGTTTTTAAACTCAGGAGGCGCGGCGCAAGTTGGTAATATTGTAGTTAATGTAGCCAGTACTGCTTACAACACATCTTCAGACTATCGCCTAAAAGATACTATTACACCTATGACGGGCGCATTGGCAAAAGTAGCATTGCTAAAACCAGTAACTTACAAGTGGATCGTAGACGGCTCAGACGGTGAAGGTTTTATTGCTCACGAATTAGCTGAAGTTTGCCCTCATGCAGTAACAGGTAAGAAAGACGCTGTAGATGCAGATGGAAAACCTGTTCATCAAGGCATTGATGTTTCATTCTTAGTAGCCACACTGACAGCCGCCATCCAAGAGCAACAGGCACTCATCACTTCCATAACCGCCCGCATTGTGGCGCTTGAAGCTAAATAGTATTTAAACGCAAATCATAAGGAAACTGAAATGTCAACTAACTCACAAATTGCTTTTACTCCACTCGGCCAGACCATTGTGGTGGCATCTACAACCTCGGCACCTGCTGGCATCCAAGCTCCGGTCTACACTAAGTTTGACGCACAGAACGCAGGCCAGTTTCGATTCATTAACAATGGGACCGTAACCGTTTTCCTGGGCACCGGAAGCACTGCGGCAGAGGCTACTGCCAATGCGGTGGCTCCTACGGCTGGCTCGCCTACAGCGGCCATTGTGTTGGTGCCTGGTGCAGTTGAAATCCTGCGTTTCAATATAAACACATATTTCAGCGGCTTGTCTGCCAGTGCAACCACTGTTTACATTACGCCAGGCCAAGGACTCTAGTCTATGGACCAGCAACTGCTCAACATCCTATTCGGCGCGGCGCTGACTGTCGCTGGATGGTTCGCCCGTGAATTATGGTCTGCGGTGCAGGGACTAAAAACAGACCTAAGTAAACTGCCCTTGGTCTACGTTGCGCGGATGGACTACCGCGATGACATGAAAGAGGTCAAAGAGATGCTGGGCAAGATTTTTGACCGACTAGATAACAAGGCAGACAAATGATTGACCCATTGACTGCATTCGCTATGGCCCAAGGCGCGGTAGCTGGCATAAAAAAGCAGTCGCTCTTGGTAAGGATATCCACAGCTTATATAAAGAATTCAGCAGTTTTTATCAAGCAGCAGATCAAGTCCACTTAGCAAGCAGTAAGGCGCGGATTGCTAGTATTGGAAAGACGAATGCACAAATCAGTTCTGAAGCTCTCCAAATTGCACTAGCATCCAAGGCGCTTCGGGAACACGAAAAGGAACTGAAGGACATACTTTTTTATTCAGGCAACGCGCCAGTGTGGGAAGAGATGATGTCAGAGCGGACAAGGCTGACAAAAGAACGCAACATGCTGGAAAGAGAAGAAGTGGAGCGCAAGCAGAAGGAGAAAGAAATGAAGGTGACAATCATTATGAACACACTCTGGATTTCCGGCGCATCCGCTATCATCGTGCCACTGGTCAGTATCGCATTTCACGTTATCACAAATAGGGGCTTCTAATGATTCCAATCATCGGCGCATTACTAGGCACGTTGGCTGAAAATGGTCTGACGCTGCTGTCCAGCGCAATCCAAGCCAAGGGCAAGGAAGTGGTTGAGAACACGCTGGGCGTGAAGATACCCGACAACCCTACCCCCGAAGACGTTGCCAAGCTGCGGCAGCTTCAGTATGAACATGAAGAGCGCCTGATTGAGTTGGGCATCGAGAAGGCCAAACTAGAAATGGCTGAACTGGAATTGCTGGCAAAGGCTGCACAAGCCGATGCCGACAACATCACAGACCGTTGGCAAGCAGACATGTCCAGCGACTCCTGGCTGTCCAAGAACATCCGACCGATGAGCCTGATCGCCATCTTCACCATGTACTCCGTGTTTGCAATGATGAGCGCCTTTGGGTACAACGCCAACGAAAGTTACGTACAATTGTTGGGGAATTGGGGCATGCTAATTATGGGTGCCTATTTTGGAGGCAGGACTGTCGAGAAGCTGGCTGAAATGAGGAGCAAGAAATGAGCTTAGTAACTGAACAAGCAGCATTCCTACTGGACATGTGCAACCTGATTGGCTACGCCACGCAGCAAGGTTTTGTGGTTACCGGCGGGGAGCTTGCCCGTACTCCAGAACAGCAAGCCATTTACGTGAAGACAGGCCGGTCTAAGACTATGAACTCCATCCACTTAAAACGGTGCGCGATGGACTTGAACTTCTTTCGTGATGGCAAAATCATCTGGGACAAAGCTATCCTGGCGCCTATCGGCGCGTACTGGGAAAGCCTGTACCCCAAGAATCGCTGGGGCGGCAACTTTAAGTCGTTGGTGGACTGCCCACACTTTGAGCGCAACGTATAGTCAGTTTTACTGACTCGATAGTTGAAAATCGGTGTTTGTTAGCGCACTCATACCGGCGATAGACTTGGTTGTCGTATTTGTGCCGGGTCTCAAGCGTGCGAGTCCATGCGGAGCAAGTGGGGCAGATCATGAGTTTTTTGCTTTCAACAATTGCTCAACAGCGCGGGCAAAGTTATTGTTTGTCCACGATACGCGCGATTTCCATAGCCCCGCTATTTCTTCATCCGTCAGACTAACCCACGGGCGCTTGTAGTCCTGTATGTCGTCGTCGTCTTCAATGCGGGCCTTTGCCATTGCTTGTTTAGCCTTAAACCCGCCGCCCCAGCTACCCTGCTTACGGGCGAGTTCATCAAATGCTTCGTCTTCCACATCTTTCATATCCAACTCCATATGATTAAGCCAACACCACCTACGACAAACAGCACTACCATAACGGTCAGCGCCGTAAACAACATACTGAATAGCATGTCCTCGTTTTCGTCGTTCATTTGCAATGCTCCGTGAAAATCGCCAGCGGGTTGACGCACGGCGGGTGGTACAGGGTGTAGCCGATGTAGAAAAAAACCACAGTAATGGTGGCGCAAACACCAATTAGCGCAAAAATGGTTTCGATGAGTCTCATTTGGTTTTCTCCCAAGTCAACTCAGTCTGAGTGGCTTTCAACTCCTGGCGCAGCGTCTCCAGTTCTTGATCGAGACGTTTCTGCGTGGTCTCGGTTCCATGCGCCCAGCCTGCAAAAGCAGCATCACGGCAAGCAGTGTGCAGGACGGTAGCCAACTCCTCACGCGACATAAGGCCAATATTTCCAACCGCAGGAAGGTGTGCAAACACGGTTTTTGCAATTTCAATTTCCAGTGGGTTTATCATGATGTCTCCACCTTAAGAACTCGTTGTGATCTGCCTGATTGCCCCTGCCTGCGTTCGCCCGTGTCAACGATAAAACCTTTGTCAAGCAGGGCGCGGTATCTTGCAGTGATTGATGAATAGGGATAGTTTGGGTACATTGCTCGTATCTGGTCGCTGATGCAGCCCTTATCGCCAAACTTCTTGATGGCTTCGTAAACCATGTTTTCCAGCCTACTTGAATCAACAAGGCTGGCTGATTCTTGACTTGTATCTGGGTCATTCTTGCGAACAAGTTTTTTTGACTCAGTACCAAAAACACGTCCAAAAAGATTGTAAGTAATCATGGCTGACCTCAAAATGGCACATCGTCAAAATCGTCATTCTGCTTTGGTCGATCTTGTGGCTTTGGGTCATTCATGTATGCCCAACCATCCCACCCACCCTCACGCAGTGGGATTACGTCGAGCTTGAGCATCGGACCGTTCTTGGTATCAATCACAGACCCGATTCGCTGATAACGCTTTTTGGTCTGGCCTTCACTGTTGCGGTATTCCCCAACAATGCAACTAATCTCTTTGCTAACTTTCGACATTTTTAATCTCCAATGATTTTGTTAAGGGCTACAACTTTGGCATCTACTTCTGCCAAAAACTTCAGGACTTCATCTTCTGCTATCTTGAGCCAGTCAGGATTGCGCTCAACTCTAAAAATAAACAACTGAGCTTTGGCTGGCATCCTAGGGTCAAAGACCACATAGTCACACCAAGCCCGATTAGCGCAGCGCATCTGCCATTGCATCTGGGCGTAGTATTTGGCATCTACAGGGTTGCCGCCTTGGGAATGGGTAAGCCAGACCTCAAGGACAGTGCTGGATGATGGGCATTTGATCTCCACCATTCCATCATCACCCACCAGGCCATCTGGCGAGGCTCCAGCGGCCTCAATGTCGGGGTGAGGTATAAACCCCACCTCTTCAACCATTTGTCCCGTGTGCGCCTCATAAGCAGCCCTTGCAAAAGGTTCTTGTTCAGTACCCCATTGCATTGCTGAGTTAGAGTAAGACTCGGCTTTTGTGTTGGTGATGCGCTCCAGCACCAGCTGCGTTATGTAATTCGTTCGACTAGAGCTGTACCCCGTCTTGGTCTTGGCAAGTACATCAGCCAAACGGCTGGCGGTCACTTTGCCTAGTCTGTCGGCAAACCAGTTTTCGGTTCCTTGTTCTTCGCTCATGATTGCACCTTTTTTACGCGTTCAATCCGTGCCTTTTTTTCTGCAATGACTTTGGCCTGAAGTGTCTGATTGCCTTCACAAGCATGAAGTGCATCTTTGTAAACTTTGGCCAGCTCCTCGCT